ATATTGCATCACTTCTCTGATGGGCTTTACGCCAAGCAGTCATTTTTTCCTGCTGGCATGGCTATCTTGAAGCATACGCATGACTTCAGCCATTTGTCGATATTGGCTCAGGGTAAGGTTGCTGTGTTGCGTGGGAATGAGATTGACATTATTGAAGCACCAGCGTGTATTGAGATCAAAGCAGGGTTGACTCATGGTGTCAAAGCAATAACAGATTGTGTTTGGTTTTGTATTCATGCCACTGACGAGAAAGACCCGTCAAAAGTGGATGAAATTTTGATTAAGGGAGATTGATATGCCTATAGCCGCTGCCGCAATTATGGGAGGTGCATCACTGTTAGGTGGTGCAATGCAAAGTAAAGCCGCTGGAGATGCGGCACGACAATCTGCACAAGCACAGCTTGAGGCGGCACGAATTGCGGCTGAAGCGGCTAAGTTTCGCCCTGTAGGGGTTACTACTAGGTATGGCTCATCGCAGTTCCAGTTTGACCCTAGCGGTTATGTAACTGGTGCTGGCTACACAGTCTCTCCTGAACTTAAAGCCTATCAAGACCGTTTACAGGCTCTTACAGGCGGTGCTTTGACTCAGGCTGAGATGGCACAGCAACAGTATGCTCCGCTTCAACAAAGTGCTACAGGATTGTTTGGATTGGGTCAGCAGTACCTACAGCAGACACCTGAACAAGTGGCATCTCAATACATGAGACAGCAACAAGATTTGCTTGCGCCTAGCCGTGAGCGTCAATATGCTCAGTTGCAGAACCAGTTGTTCCAAACAGGTCGTGGTGGCTTGTCAGTAGGTGCTACAGGGTTGCGCCCAAGTGGTGCGGCTGGTTTGGGTGCTACTACTCCTGAGATGGAAGCCTACTACAACGCATTGGCTCAACAAGACTTGCAATTGGCTTCTCAGGCTCAACAGGCTGGTCAACAGAATGTGGCATTTGGCGCAGGATTGCTAGGTTCTGGTGCTGGCTTAATGGGTCAGTATCAAGCTGGTCAGGTTGGTGCTTTGAGTCCATTTAGCACTTACTTAGGTGCTGGTTCTACCATTGAATCTCTTGGACAACAACCTTTGACATTAGGGTCTGCATTGGGCGGTCGTTCTGCTGAAGCTGGTGCTGGTGTTGGTAGAAGTTTGCTTTTGGGCGGCATTGGGGCGGCTCAAACCATTCAAGGTGCGGCAGGACAAAGTGGTATTGGTACAGCATTGATGAACTTGGGTAGAAGCCCTGAGTTTGGTAGTGGTGTGGCAAATTATTTATTTCCTTTAAAACAACAAGAACAAGCAGCTATGCAAGACCCTTTTGGATCAGTTGGATTTTCAGTATTTGGAAATTAGTCATAGGATTAAATCATGGCATCAGACATCTTAGGTTTATTTACTACTCCACAGCAGTATGAGCAACAGCGTCAAGCGGCTATGGAGGCGCAAGCCTTGCAAATGGCAAAACTTAGCCCAATGGAACAAGGACAATTTGGTATTGCTCTTGGCGCACAGCAACTAGGTCGTGCCATTGGTGGTGCTTTGGGTGGTGTTGACCCACAATTGCAGAAGATCACTCAGCGTCAGCAATTGCTTGGCATGATTGACCCAAGCAACCCAGACTCATACGCACAAGCCATTCAAACAGCATTGCAAAGTGGCGATCAAGAAGCTGCATTCCTGTTGCGTAATGAAATGATGCGGGCGCAAGAACAGGCAGCAGTTGCCGAGGCTCGTAGGTTTGAGCGTGAAGGTCGTTTGATTGAGCGTGGTCTGGGTGAGCAAAAGCGTGGCATGGAATCAATGGCATTAAGTCTTGCCAATGGCATAGACCCTGAAACTGGTCAACCAACAAAGCCATTGTTTGACCCAGTAACTCGGACATTTAATCAAGATGTTGCAGACCAATTGATATCTCGGTTTCCTACAGTTGGTGCAGAGATTGTCAGGACAAGGCTTGAGAGTGTGCAAGGGATTGGCACTTTACAAGAAAAGCAACTTCTTAAATCGCAAGAGGCACAGGCACTTGAAAAAGCCAAATTACTTTTCACTCCACAAGGTGCTATAGACCAAAATGTTGTCCAAGAATTGATGACTAATTATGGTCAAGCTGGTGTAAGTGTTGCAGAGAAATTACTTAAAGGTGTGGAAAGTGTTGAGTCTTTACAAAACAAGCAACTTGCTAGAAGTCGTACTGACAAAGCCAATGAGTTATTCGGTAGACTTAGAAAAACTGATGGAAGTATTGATGAGAATGTCAAAGCTGAATTGCTTTCATTCCAAGAGGGTCGTAACTTAATTGAAGAGCAAGCCAAAGTTCTCAAGCCTTTGCGTCAATTGGGTGCGGCTGGTGCGCCAGAGGAAAACCCATTCAAGATATTCATTGATGACCCAACCATCCCTGAGACTGTAAAGATTAGCGCAAGACAATATTCAAGCAGCTTTGAAAAGGGATTGATTGACCCTGAAAAAGTTGATGGCATGGTCACTAAATTGTCAGATACAACTCAGCGCATTCAACAGTTTGAGCAAAACCAAGCGCAAATAAAAGCCAATCAAGATGTAATGGAAAGTCTAAGACGACAAGGGTTAGAAAATACTCAAGGATTCTTGGCTATTGCTCAGTCTAATCAAAAATTAGCTGAACAAAATACAAAATTCCAACAAAACCAAAAGGTAGAGGAAGCTAATCGTAAGCGTCAAGACGCTGCTGAGAAAGAAGACACGAAGAAACAAGCTGTTATTGACAGAAAAATTTTGGCAATTAAAAAAGAAGAAGAAGAAGACTTTAATCAAGCTACCGAGGCTAGAAACCTTGCTATTGAAGCCAATGATTATGTAAACAGCATCAAAGCTGGTAGCATCAAGTTTGGATTAAAAGATCGTGCATCTATTGCAATTAGAAGTGCAGCAGGTTCAAGTGACCCTGATGTAGTTGCTAGAAATGATTTTGAGAGGTTTAAAACTCGTCTTGTTAATGAGTCTTTGCGTCTTAATAAAGGTACTCAAACAGAAGGTGATGCACAGCGTTCAGTCAAAGAATTGCAGAGTGCTGAGTCTGCTGTTGATGCTGCCAAGGCAATCAACAAACTTGCTGAACTTAATGCAAAAAAAGTTGCTGATAAAAAAGCCTCTCTGGAAAGAAGAAGAGCCAATTTAAATATTCCACCACCAGAAGTCACAATTCAGCCATTACAGTTTGAACCACACACATTCACACAAAAAGATGTTGATGCATTCTTGAAGAATCCAAAGTATCCTAAAGGCAGTATTTTTGTTGACCCACAAGGGGTTAGAAGGGTGAAACCATAATGGGAACAGATTACAGAACTCTTCCATTGGCTGATGATGTTCAATCATCAAATGTTCAAGCTATTCAATCAACCTTTGCCCCCAAAGTAACCTATAACCCACTTGTTGAGACGGTCAGGGCTGTGGGTCAAGGGGCAACCTTTGGGACTTTGGATGAGCTTGAGGCGGCATTACGCACAGGTTCAATCAGTAGTGATGAATATGTGAAGTTGCGTGACCAGTTGCGAGGTCAGCAAAAGCAGTTTGGTGAAGACTTCCCTGCCATCAAGACCCCTGTTGAATTGGCTGGTGGATTTGCTGTTCCTTTTGGTGCGGCTCGTCAACTACAAAGGTTTGCGCCAGAAACGCAAGCATTGATAACTGGCACAACAACAATGGGGCAAGTTGGTAGAACAGCCGCTGTAGGCACAGGAACTGGTGCATTGGCAGGGTATGGCTATGCCGAGCAAGACGCTGGCTCAGAAGCGGCAATGGGTGGTGTTTTTGGTGGTGTATTGGGCGGTACTGTTCCTATCATTATCAACAAAGCTGGTTCAGTCATTAAAAATGTGTTGAACTCTGCTGGTATTGGCGACCAAGCAACAGCGGCATCTAAGATGCTTGCTAGTTATATGGATAAAGACAATCTCACACCTCAAGAGGCTCAACAAGTTTTGAATGAGTTGAGAAAACTTGGCGTACCTAACCCTGTCATTGCTGACTTGGGTGCTAATTTGAGAAATCTAGCATATAACGCTTATATCGTTCAGTCTAAAGCCAAAGGGTCTACAGAGAAATTTCTTGAAAGTAGACTGATTGACCAACCAAACAATATTGTCAAGGGATTGGTTGAAAAAGCAGGGTTGGCTAAAAATGTTAGTGGCTTTGAATATTTAGAGGGACTCATTGAGTCTCAATCTTTAAAGGCAAGTACCGCATACCCAAATGCTTACAGAATGGACATTGATGCAAGACCATTCAGAGAATACATTGACAGAGATGTATTCAAAAACGCATATAAAAATGCAGTAAGAAGTGCGGATACCAAGGGCATCAAGTTGCCTAGTTTGGATGCTATTCGCAATTCTCAATCAGTCCCCACAGATATATTACACAAGATAAAAATTGGTCTTGACCAAGTGATTGAGGCAGAAACAGACAGTGTGACAGGCAAAGTTTCTAGTTACGGTCGTGATGTCATCAAGGTCAAGAATGAATTTAACGACAAGATCAAGGCACTCAATAACGATTACAAATTAGCCAATGCTGAGTTCGCTGATGCTTCACGCATCAAAAGTTCATTTGAGATGGGTCAAAAATACCAAACACTTGACCCCAAAGAGGCGGCATCTAATATCAAGAAGATGAACAATGATGAGAAAGAAGCGTTCAGACTTGGCATGATGGCAGACATCAACGCTAGAGTTGGAAAATACAAGGGTGGAGACTTTACTAAAGAGATATTCAAGTCTGATAACCAGAAGTTGCTTATTCGCAATGCATTTACTGACACAGTTGACGCTGATGGCAAAGTCATTAAGTCTGCACAGGATGCTTACACTGAGTTTTCTCAGTATGTCAAAGGGTTGACTGAGCAAAGCAAGACCGCTAAGAAGATCATTGGCGGATCACCTAGCGGTGAGCGCATTGCTGGTACAGAGCAAGCTAGAGAAATGTTTGGTCTTGCGGAATCAGCAGCAACTGGCAGTCCATTTGGCTTGATGAAAGCTGTTGGTTCATCATTGCTTGCAAGAGCAAAGGGTATTAGTAGCGAATCATCTGAGATGTTGCAAAAAAAGCTATTCAGTGTTGACCCAATAGAACAAAGAGCAATTCTTGCTGAGTTGAATCGCAGAGCAAGAATGCCAAAAACAGGTTTATTGTCTAGTGCGGCTGGTGTTGGTACTGCCACTGGCATCATAGGAGACTGAAATTGACCCAATCACGATTTGCCTCATGGCGGCTGGTCTGGTCAAGCAGATTCAGCAAGGTGTTGACCTTTACAAGCAAGCTAAAGATCAGTTTATTCAAGTTAAGCGAACTGGTGAAGAGGTTGTGGCTATTGGCAAGGAACTTGGTGGCTTCTGGAGCAAGCTACGCAAGTTCTTTGCTGGTAGCCCAAAGCATCAAGTTGCAAAGCCTGTGGCTAAGTCTAGGAAATCGGATTATGTCGATGTTGACGAGACTCAAGTCAAAATAGACATAGTTAAGAACCTGACAGAGTTCTTCAAACTTCAAGAGCAGTTGGCGGCACACATCAGAGAGGAAGAACAGAAAAGTCTGACAGTCTATGACCCTAATCAGAACCACATGGAAGCGGCTTTAAAGAGGGTTATGGCACAGCAAGAGATGGACAGGTTGGTAATTCAGATTCGTGAGTGTCTCGTATACAGTGCGCCACCAGAGATGGGTGCTTTGTACAGTTCTGTATATGCCATGAAGGACAAGATTGAGGAGGAGCAAACTCAGGCAAGGTTGAAAGAAGAGGCTCTCAAGAGGCAAGCACAATGGCTACGCAAAGAGGAAGAAAGAAGCCTACAAGCCAAGCTAGGAGCAGTGGTAGTGACTTTTATATTCCTGCTGTACCTGTGGATGTGGTTCGTATTCGTAAGCCATTGGGGGAAGAAGTAATGGGTTGGATTGCGGCTTGCGTACTGATTGCTTTGCTCTTGCCTTTGATGGCATTTCTTTATCTTGACATCTTGGAGACTAAGAATGAGGCTAAGACTCAGGTTGAAAAGGTTGAGAAGTTGAGAAGACAAGTTGAACAAAAAGATAGGGAGAGAGAGAAATGAATATCTACTGCATTTGGGGTTTGTCAATCCTGTTGGTCTTGCTAACAGGTTGTGAAGATAGGTTCAGGTATCCTTGCCAAAATCCTCAGAATTGGGAACTTGATGAATGCAAACCCCCTATTTGCACTGCTTCAGGCACTTGCCCAGATCAACTCGTCACAATTGAAAAGGAGAAAAAGTAATGGCTACCGTAGGATACAAACCAAATAATAGGCTGACTGCTGATGAGATTGAGGTCAGGGTATGGGCATTCGTTATCGTGGTCTTGGTGACCATCCTGTTGAGTTCTATGGGTATGTTCTTGTACTCAGTTTCATTTGTCACCCAACCCATGAATGGGATGGCAGCAATTGACAAGGTCTACACCCAACAAATCTCAACCATTATGGTTTTCATCACTGGTGTGCTTGGTGGTGTGGCTGGTCGGTCTGGTGTCAAGGCGATAGCCAATGCCACTGCCAAGGCAGAATCAATTGACAATGACGAGCCACCCAAGCCATGACCATATTCAACCCTTGGGCGATCCTCGGAACTGTTTTGGCGATGCTGAGTGCCTTTGGCGGTGGGTACTGGAAAGGCTCAAAGGATGAGGTGACTCGTCAGCAACTTGAGATTGCCAAACTCAATGCCGAGGCAAGGCAAAAGGAACAAATCCTAGTTTCAGCAATCCAAACCCAAGCCACCAAACTTCAGAAAGCAAATCAAGATGCAAAACTTGTTCAACAAAAGCGTAATGCTGACATTGACTCTGGTGCTTTACGGTTGCGGCTTCCTGTCAAAGCAGCCAACTGCCCCATACATACCCCCACAGATACCGCCCCTGCCCCCCGAGATAGCGGTGAAGAGAGAGCCGAACTTGACGCAGAGACTGCTCGATCTCTTGTCGCCATCACCGACTCAGGTGATGAAGCCATCAGACAACTCACCGCCTGTCAACAAGCCTACGAATCCATCTACCAAACCTTGAAAGGAAAACCATGAACCTGTCAGCTAACTTTACCCTGAAGGAACTTACCAGATCGGATACTGCTGATCGTCTGGACATTGACAATACACCCAATGAGGAGCAAATAGAGTCATTGCGTCTGTTGTGTGAGAACATCCTACAACCAGTGCGTGACCACTTTGGCAAGCCTGTGAAGATTACATCTGGTTTCAGGTGTGCTGCTTTGAACCAAGCGGCAGGAGGTTCATCTAATTCAGACCATTGCCGTGGGCAAGCCTGTGATTTTGAGATTGATGGTGTACCCAATCCTGAGTTGGCACAGTGGATTGCTGACAATCTCCAGTACACCCAATTGATCTTGGAGTTCTACACCCAAGGTCAGCCAAATTCGGGCTGGGTTCATGCCTCGTTTAATCCTGATAATCTGAAATGTCAGTCACTCACCGCCACCAAGGTGGCAGGGAAAACTACTTATCTGAATGGATTAGTGGCGTAAGCAGCCTTTTGCAGAAGTGCTTGGGGATAAGGTGCTCAAACAAGATCACATCTCCACACTTCTGGCATAACCAAGCTACGCCTTGGTCAACCCTAGTCTCCCGATCACCTCGTAGACCTCTTTGTCTGCCATAGAAGGTTCGTATCTTGACAATCATTTTTTGTGGCTCAGTGCTTTGGAATAGATAAAGACTTGGTTCTTTTCGTTGATGTCACGCTTATCTTGTTTACGCTTGGCGAACTCCTCACCCTGCTTGAAGCGTTTCATCTTCTCGTCACTCAGCCAAACAGATGGCTGACCTTTGTAGTCGAATGCGTTCATGTGTTTTTCTCCTTCAACTTGGCTTCTGCCCACCACACTGCTGACTGCCACGCTTGTTCAGTTACCCATGATTCTTTACAACCCTGTGCAATTTCCTCATCCGTCAATCCCTGCCATGTGCGCTGTGGTGGGGAGGTGTTAGCAGAAAGCCATTCCTCCATCATTTTTCTAGCGTCACTCCAATTGTCTGCGTGTCGTTCAATTAGATGAAAAGCAATTGCGCCATCCATGCCTTTCCATTGTTGAGAATTATTTTCAACTGTTGCCACAGGCTCTTGCTCTTGCTCTGGCTGTGCCAAGGCTTTGGCGGCTACAAGGTTGGCAAACTCCATTAATGCGTCCATGTATAAACCGTCACGATTACCTGTTGTCACAAGGCGGCATTGAATTGCAAATCGAATGATTTCTTCTTGTGTCATCGCTTCATTCCCCTGATAAAAATTGCAAAAGAACTCAATGTGTCATTGCCAAAGCATTTCATCTTCTCAATCTCGACCGCCACTTCTTCAAGAATGTCGTTTCTCAACTCGTCATAGACTTGTTGTTGGGTTTTGTATTCTTCAATCTGTCTCTTGCGGTTCAATGATTCATTCATGCGGTAACTCCTGAAGCTCCAAAATTCGTTTATTCAGTCTGGATATTCTTTGCTCGTTGTAGTTAACAATTGATTGCGAGTATTCAACTGAGGTTTCTGCTTGCAGCTTGGCAAGCTGTGCCTCAATTAATTCCTTTTGCACCACCTCCAAAGGTGTCTTTGCTCTGAGCAAATCTTTCACATACTTGATCGTTAAGTCTCGCCAGTTCATGGCTGTTTCCTTTTCTTTGATGGCTTGAACTTGCCAGCCTTGCGAAAGATGGTTCTCAAACTGTTGTAGTTGACCCCAAATCTGTTGGCAATCTCCAGCTTGCTGAACCCTTGGTCGAACAAACTGAATGCTCTACGCTCGTCAATTTGGATGGGTTTACGCCCCGATCCTGCTCTAGCACCACCTTTCATCCTCGCCCCCTATGGTTGAAAACAAATCCTCTTTTGATTTTTGAGTTGGTGCAACTGTAGGTTTTGGCAGCCACATCCCTGACCCACCTCGGGCAGTCTGGACATATCACTCTTTTTCGCTTTCCTTTAGAAGCCACAAAACAAATGCTACGCAGACTGCTATTCCCAATGCGAATGCGAATGTCGCTATCAGCAGAAAATTTACTATGGTTTCGAGCATGATTGGTCACCCCTTTGTCTTTGCTATCAAAGTAGAGCAATGCGCCAGCACAAAGCAATGCCACCATGACCTTGCGCCAGTGATTCATTTGGTTGCCGCAATCAGTTCCAACTCAGCATCTTTGAGTTGGTCTTTGATGATGGTTAACTCCTCCTCCACCATCTTGAGTTTCTTTTCCATCCTCGTTCTTGTCAATCTCTCAGCGTTGGCGTAGCCAATCAAAGAAGACTCAACTGCCACCTTGCGAATCAGTTGGATGATCTGGTCACGACTCATGAACCCACCAGCGATGTCTTTTGAGGGCGCAATCTTGCTGATGAGTTCTTCCAATTCTTTTTCCATCGTCATGCTGTTTCTCCTTGTGGTTGTCTAATATTCCATGCGTGTTGCAAGGCGGTGAAGTTCATGGGTGCGATGGTCACAGTGGACAGGAACAAGCCCTTTCCATGCGTTCTACGCCCCCAATCGTCTGTGGCTTTGATGTTCTTGAGTTCATTCCTCTTGACAGCGTTGTAGACGCTATGCTGCTTGAACCCTGCCTCTATCAACTCATCCATGCTGCGAGGTTCTTGGCAGAAGTCTTGTAGAGGTGTCATTTCTCCCTCGCTTTCAGCATTTCATCTGCTATTTCATAAGCCCACTTAGCAATCAAATTGGGAT